AACTTTATCGATGGCACTGCCCTAGACGCATCTAGCTTTGGAGAAACCAAAGAAGGTATCTGGGTACCCAAAGATCCAACAGGTTTGACCTACGGCACCAATGGTTTTCGTTTACCGTTTGCAGAAACAACAACGGCTGAAGGTTTTAACACAGTTACTTATTCTGGTAATAATTCTGTTCAAAGCATAGAAGGTGTAGGGTTTCAGCCTGATTTTGTTTGGCTAAAACGAAGAGATGCAACTGGTAGCCATGCTTTGCACGATAGCGTAAGAGGTGCTGGAAACAGGCTTATATCAGATACTACAGCGGCCGAAAGTTCTGGGTCAAACTTTACCAGCTTTGATACAGATGGTTTTTCTTTAAATAGTAGTGGCGGAAATTATAATGCTTCTAGCGCAACCTACGTTGCATGGTGCTGGGATGCAGGAACAGGAAGTGCTGCAAGTAACACCGATGGATCAATAACGTCCTCTGTCAAAGCTAATCAGGACTATGGGTTTAGTATTGCTAGCTATACGGGGACGGGAGCCAACGCTACTGTTGGGCATGGACTTGGTGTTGCTCCAGATATGATTATTATCAAAAGCAGAACCACCGCTAGTGATTGGGGTGTCTATCATAGTGCAAACACTGCTGCACCTGAAACAGATTATCTTGAATTAAATTTAGCAAATGCAACTGCTGATAGTAATCAGCTATGGAATGATACGGCACCAACCTCTTCTGTTTTCACTATTGGCACTGCTAATATGATAAATAAATTATCTGATAATTTTGTTGCATATTGTTTTGCAGATGTCACAGGCCACCAGAAGATAGGAAGTTACACTGGTAACGGATCTTCAACAGGTCCGACAGTTACCACAGGTTTTGCCCCTGCGTTTCTTTTGATTAAAAACGCATCTACTGGATCAACTAATTGGATTATTAAAGATAATACACGCATACCGTCAGCAACCCAAGAGAGTGCGCTGGAAGCAAACACGTCAACGGCAGAGCAATCTTCTTTGTCAACAGTTGATTTTTTATCAAATGGTTTTCAAATTAAAAACACAGGTAGTTATACTAATACATCTGGCGATACCTACATCTACCTAGCCATAGCAGACACAAGGGATGCAGCTTTCTGGACTGACGCATCTGGCAATGGCAATGACTGGACGCCCAATGCTTTACAGCATAGCGATGTTATGCCTGACACTCCGACTGATGGGTTTTCTGTAATGAATCCTTTATACGGTGATGGTGGCACAACTTGGAAAGAAGGAAATTTAGAACTTTCAACAGCAAATAAAGGCAATAATACCAGCACTTTTTTTATGGAAAGTGGTAAATGGTATTGGGAAGCTATGGGAGAAGGTTATGTTGGGGCTGTGTGTGCGTTTGATAAAGGCCAATATAATGACAGTATTTCCGTATCAGGCAGTGACAGCATTGGATACTACACAAACGGAAATGTATATTGGGGAACAGGTAGTGACGGTACACCAGCAACGTACACATCTAGTGATATAATCGGTGTTGCCTTGAATATGGATGATGGGCAAATAAGTTTTTATAAAAATAATACTCTTCAAGTAACTCTTAATTTTTCAAGCACAATAAGTAGATTAGCAACTGAAGGCTGTTATGCTTGTTATAATAATGGCTCAACAAGCACAACTAAAGTGGTAAATTTTAACTTTGGTCAAGACAGTTCTTTCAATGCAAAAGAAATAGCCCAAGGCAATGCAGATGAAAACGGCAAGGGTGACTTTTACTACGCACCCCCATCAGGATACTTAGCTCTTTGCAATGCTAACCTACCTGATCCAGCTATTGATCCTAATAAGGGTGAGAACCCAGAAGATTATTTTAATACTGTTACCTATACTGGCACTGGATCTGCTATAAGTATAACAGGCGTTGGATTTCAGCCTGATTGGGTCTGGATTAAAGACAGAAGCACAAATTATGCACATCAATTAACTGATAGTGTAAGAGGTGCAACAAAAACATTATTTTCAAATTTGACTAACGTTGAAAATACAGACGCTCAAAAACTTACATCATTTGATACAGATGGATTTAGTTATGGAACAAATGTTGGTGGTAATACTAGCTCAAACTCTTACGTTGCATGGAACTGGTTAGCTGGCGGCACTGGTGTTAGCAATACTGACGGAACAATTACAAGCACAGTGTCAGCAAATACTGAGGCTGGGTTTAGTATTGCTACAGGTACTTATACTGGAGGAATTACTAGTCAAACTTTTGGACATGGACTTGGCGTTACTCCAGACATGATAATAGTAAAAGATAGAACCGTTACATCGGGCTGGGGTGTTTGGCATCAAGCGTATGGAAGCTATAGTGGCAATACTCAGATATTATTACTTAGCGGAACCAATTCCTTATTAGCATCAGGCAATTATTTTGGTACTATTAATAGTTCAGTGGCAAGCGTTTCTGCTGGTCTTGTATTGAATAACAGCGACTTTGTAGCCTACTGTTTTCATAATGTCGAAGGCTACAGCGAGTTCGGCAGCTACGCAGGCAATGGTTCGGCAGATGGGCCGTTTGTGTACACTGGGTTTAGACCTGCTTTTGTTATGGTAAAGAGAACTGATGCAGCAGATGATTGGCACCTATATGATGCTACTAGAGACACTTTCAATCCAGAAGTAAGAATGTTAGCTGCAAATCTTTCAGATGCAGAAAATACTTATAGCACAGCTCGTATGGATTTTCTGTCTAATGGAATAAAAATGAAAGCAAATGCTAGTACATTTAATGCTTCAAGCGGCACATACATCTACATGGCCTTTGCCAAACAACCATTTAAATACAGTAACGCACGATAGGAGAGATCAATGCCTTGGAAATATAGCGGAAGAGTTATCAGAGTTGGTCGATCTTGGACTGACAACGATGGCATCAAGCACCCGTACAACTGGAACAACTGGTCGGCTGATGAAAAAGCAGCAAAGGGTTTGACATGGGAAGCTGACCCAGCCCCATATGATAATCGTTTCTACTGGGATGCTGATACACCAAAAGCTTTGGATGATGTTAATGAAGTTGATGAAGATGGAAATGCTGTACTCGATGAAAATGGTGATCAGCTAGTAACGCTTGGCCTCAAGTCTACATGGAAAGCTATCATCAAGGAACAGGCTAATGGATTGTTACAGCCTACAGATTGGATGGTGGTTAAAGCTTCTGAGGTTGCTGACTATTCATTGCCAAGTCAGATCGCTACAGATCGAGCAGCCATACGCACTGCATCAAATACAATCGAGGCATCTATAGATGGTGCGGCTGATCATGCTGCGTTTATGGATTTGTTCGATGCACCGACTGACAGTGATGGCAATGTAACAGGCAATGCTCCTATAGCAGATTGGCCTGAGTAGGTGAAACAATGGCTATTCTTGAAACTATAGCCGCAGCTAATGCGGCTTACGGTGTTATCAAGCAGTGCCTACAGAACGGCAAAGAGGTTCAAGGGTTAGTCGGAGAAGTTGGTAAGTTTCTTGGTGCAGAAGAAGAGCTTCAGGAACAATACAAAAAACGACAGAACAATCCATTTGCTAAAGCTTTAGGTAAAGACATTAGTGATTGGGAACACTTCCAACACCTTGAAGAAATACGTCAGAAACGTGAAGAATTAGAAAGTTGGTGTCGGCTTTATGCCCCTGCTGGAACGTGGGATCGATGGCAGCAATACCAAGTAGAAGCAAGACGTGCTAGGAAACAGGCTCGTATAGCCGCTGAGAAGGCTCGTGAGCAGCGTATTGAGGTAGTTGCAGTAGGTATATGCATATTGATATTTCTTGGTGCTCTCGGTGCAATTTTCTGGTACATCGGAAAGTCGAGAGGATTGTGGTAATGCTTTATGTTTTAGTATTTCTACAGTTTGTTAACACAGATCACCTTAAATACTATCAGGTTGGGCCTTCATTTGCAGATTTAAAAGAATGTGAAATAGAATTAAACAAAGCCAAAGAAGCTTTAGTAATTCATAATTCACAAACGGTGGTCTGCCTTGAGGTTAGTGGAAGTTAAACGCAATAGGTTCGTTGTATATACAGATGATGGTAAATTAGTTATACAAACAAGTGACAGTCGCATAGCGAAAGGATTTTTAAATGGTGAAGATAACAGCAAGCGCAATAGACCAACTGAAGATACTACCTAGGTTGGCTTTTCTATGCCAGATAGTTTTAACTTGGAAAGTTTGTTTGTGGTTTATGACTTTGTCCGATCCAACAACTCAACAGAGCGCGTTCGTATCGCTGGTCACTGCAATGCTTTCAGCATCGTTCGCACTGTGGTTAGGTAAAGAAGCTAAGACAGATAGGGTGAACTAATGATTGGGATACTTCAAAGTGTAGCTGGATTAGCTACAACATATATTGATAGCAAAGCAAAAGTTAAAGCAGCCGAAGCTGAAACCAAAATGAAGATTGCTACTGGTGAAATCAGTTGGGAGCAAGCTGCTATTGAGGCTAGCGCAGATAGCTGGAAAGATGAGGCTTGGACTCTTTGCTTTATAGCTATTGTTTTAGGCTCATTTGTTCCTTGGTTACAGCCGTACATGAAACAAGGTTTTGAGAATTTACAAGCTGCTCCGCAATGGTTTAGTTGGGCTATGTATGCTTCGATAGCTGCAAGCTTTGGAATCCGTACAATGAAAGGATTAAAGAAATGAGTTTTAAATTAGGCAAAGGAAGTTTAGCAAAGCTTGAAGGTGTTGATGAGCGCATGGTTGCAATAGTTAAATATGCTATTGGCGTGAGTAAACAGGACTTTTCTTGTATTTGTGGTTTAAGAACTATGGAAGAACAAAGAGCATTGGTTGCCAAAGGTGCTTCTAAAACTATGAAGTCAAAGCATTTGGACGGTCATGCTGTAGATCTGATGGCTTACATTAAAGGTGTTGGTGATCGTTGGGAATTAAAACTATATGATGAGATTGCTGATGCTATGAAGTTAGCAGCCAAAGATCTTGGTATTCCTGTTAGGTGGGGAGCCGCTTGGCATATCAATAATATCGCTGAGTATGATGGCACAATGGAAGATGCTCTTAAAGATTATTGTGATCTTCGAAGGTCGCAAGGTAAGCGTCCATTTATTGATGCGCCACATTTTGAACTGAGGGTCTAATCTTTGGTCTAACAATTCGTGACGCTACGTCACTTTGAACACAGTACATTTCTGTACCATTGGCTAAATCATAAAGTTTATCTGTTGCATACTGAGCATTGTAACAGGATTTATAGTCTTTAAACCAAACTATTGTTTCTACTTCTTTTGATTTGAGTTGATAAACTAAAACTAATGCAGTGAAGAAATCCATTGCAATCCTTTCTATCTTTGGTATTTATTGTTTGGGGTGATGAGCGTGAGTATGGTTAGGTCACGCACTGCAATTACTTTCTTGTCACCTCACGACATTTCTTTTTTTACTTTTTCTACTGACGATCTGCTGACTCCACAGACCATCGAGGTAGAACTTACGCACCATCCTCTTTGCAAAAAGTATACTATGTCTTTGATTTCACTGGCTTTTAACGGGTCGTTGCGCCAACCGTCACCTCTGGTTACTGCTTGCTTAGTTACCTTTGGTTGTTTCTTTATTGGTGTTCCAAACTTTTTATTTTGTTTGGCTGCTATTTGTTTGGCGTCAGCCATCATTTCTTTTAATAATTCTTCTTCTGTCATTTGTTACTCCAAAAAAAAGGCCGCCCCTTTCGAGGCGGCAAGGTATACGCATGGAATTGTTTAACAAAACAGGCAGTGTCCATGCGGAGAACTATGTTGCTATTAAAACGGTATTTTATCATTTGGCAAGGTTGAATTTGATTCTTGCTGTTTTTGTTGAGGGTCAGATATTTCTACACTCATGTATGGCTTTTCATCTTTCATGCGTATCCAAGATGCAATGCGCTTTAATATTGGTGGTGTAGTCCAAGGCATACGCTTATCATTAGGATTATACATAGTCCCAGTATAAGCAGGTGCGCCCTCTTTGCTATTGTCATTTGGAAACATCACCCCGACTTTTTCAAAGACTTCAATTAATTCTTTTTGATCTCGTGTCATTCTTCTTACGAATGCGTAACGAGAGTCACGACCTGCAACATTTATACTACCTTGTAGTATAAGTTCCATGTCTTCGAATGGAGGCCACAATGCCCCATCATTTGTTTTGTCATATTCTGCCATGCTTTTGGCTCCTTTGTTAAATGTTGGTGAGGGGTTCTTAGGGAAACTCGCCCCTCGGTCGAGTTGAGAATATCGCTATGCGACTCCCCAAGAATTAGCTAGGCCATTTAGTTACAACATTCTTTGTCGCTTTACTAACTTCGGTGCTTCGCCCTGACTGCGGCACCGAAGTTCGCGCGACAGCATCATTGCCATCATCATCTTCTGTAGGCAAGTTGAGTAGCGATAGGATGCCGTAACGTCTGGCATAAGTGATCGCACTGCCCAAGCCTTGCATATCATTTTTGCCAAGTACTAAAGGTATATCTGTTGATATACTTTCACCATCAATATGTCTTAGTTCTGTTGTGATGCACATGCCATGCTCATTGTTAATGCCTCGATGCATAAGTAAGAAACCATTGTCTTTCAATGGTTCTGTTACAGCATCTATTACATTCTCAAGTGTAGCATAGTTGCTTTTGAAGTGAGGGTTGCGGCCATCACGTTTGATAGGTTGTATTTGTTCACGAACCTTCAATAGTTTTTCAGTTAAGTTAGACTTTGTCATTGTGTGCAGTTCTCCTTGTTATGCGGATTGCTCCGCGTTTATCACGTTTTAGTCTGACGGTATCACAGAATACTTCTCGTTCGTTATGACCGACCATATTCTTGAGATTCTTTTTCGCTCTGTCATTGATCTGAGCGGCGTTGAGTGTGCTGATGAATGCATGCGCTTCCGAGACAAACTCATTGTCTCTTGATGCGTCACGCACCACCATCTTATCCAACTGGATCTTTTCTGTGGAGAGAGTCGTGGCCTCACGATCAACAGGCCTTTCCTTGTTTTGAACGTGAGTCCAGAATTGTGTGACCAACTCCCACATCTGATTAAGATAGTCTTGGTTGTAAGCAATGTGCAAACACTCCCATTTACTGTTACCAAAAATAACAGACAGGTATGCCCCATCTGCTTTTGCAATGTGACAATACAATTGTATTTGTGGCATGTACTTGGTTAGAACTTTGTCCATATTATAAAAATTATTTGTATGCTTTGCTTCGATAATATTATTTTCACCTTGGATTGCACCATCTATTGTACCTTTGACTGGTATATTATTGATTGATGCTATGTATTCTTTTTGATGTGCAACAACAGCTTTGGCTTCATGCAATGCAAACCATTTGAGATTAAAGTTTTCAGTATGTATGCCAAGCTGCACAGGAAGATTGCGAAGTAAAGACTCTGGTTCCTTGAGGCCAGTCTTTACTTCCCACAGTTCTTCCCATTCGCCTTCCATGATTTTGACGCAATCACTGCCGCCAATAAAACCTTTACGTTCCATATAGTTCTCCGTTTGTGGGCATTTAAATGCCTATTTATTTGCCTACACTACTGCACTTATGCAGTTGATGCAAGCTCTTTGAAGTGTTTTTCCCCATACGCTTGTGCTTCTTCGAGGCTTTTTATTTTTTGTTCAGCAAGGTCTTTGTTGAAGTTATCATACAATCTGCCTTTGAGTTCTGTACGATACGGCTCGAGTTCAGCTTTGGTTACATAGCCAAAGTGAACAAGAGCAGCAGCTTCTTTACCATAGATAAAATGTTCGCCAATCTTTTGGTTTTGTTTTATTCGATTGGCTGTGACTCGATAGGTATCTACCTTCCAATGCTTTGCTCGATCAAAGTCTGGTTGATAAATTTCTTTGGATGGTCTGCTTAGACTAGCTTCCCACATTTGTTTGGTTACAACTTGCGTCAATGATTTAGGTTTCATAGAAGTCCTCCGTTTTTGTGTACTCACCTTTGTTGTTTGCTAATTGTGTTGCGCTCTTTCTTGGGCGTGTTCGAAAGAAACCTTCATACTCTGGGAAGGTTTCCATAAATTTTCTTGCATACCATGCGCGATGGTTATTGCTTAGTTTAAATGTAGATTTTCCATCAACATCAGGTGTGTCTGTTTCCCATCGAATGCGTTCAAAGATAGCATTGACTGAGTAATGTTGATAGCCTCTAGCAATAATCTCTTTGGTAAACTTTACAAAAAGTATTGACACTTGTGGGTATCGTTTATGAAACTCTTCAGCCTGTTCATTCATTTCTTCTTCACGAGTTTTCATGACGTGCATCCTTCATAAGATTACATATTCTAGTGAGATAGCTTCGTAACTTTTCTACTTCTTCAAAAGAAAAACTATTCATCCAACCATCGATGTTTGGATCGGATGAAAGCAACTGCAAATAAAGTTTATCAGGAAATGAGTTTGAATATTCTAATATTAAATCACGCTTAATAGTATTGTCAGCGTCATCCATCAGGTGGACTACATCAACTCGTAGCCGTCTTGTCTCCATCATTTTTTCTGTCATTTAAGTTCTCCATTATTGTTTGAAATTGTTCGCCACTCATTATGACTAGCGTTTGCGGAGTTCCTCTCCGTCTTTTATAGAAGGCAATGTCTCTGCCTTCGAGGACACTGAAAGGGTTAGGAAACCCTGACTTGTCTCTATACTTTACTTCTCCCACCAGTTCTTGGTCTTTGATTGTGAGCTTGATGTCGCCTGAATACTCTCCTCCCAAGCTGCCCGAGAGGGGTTGGCGTTTCGCTTTGATCTGCGCTTTGATTTCGTTGAGCCATTTGACAAACCACTTTTCGTGGTAGGTTCCTTTTGACTTGTTATTGTTTGCCATCTGTCTTCCTCATAACAACGCAAGCATATATACCAATGCTTTTCGTTTGTTCTTCGATGATTGTTTTTAAGTATTGCTACGAAGTATTCAGATAATTGTTCGCAAGCAATACAATAAACTTTATTCCTCTTTCCTTTTTTTGATTTCAATGTCGTATCCTAACGCATCAAGCCAACACATTAGAAAGAAACCAGACGGAACTCTTTTGTGCTGCTCCCATTTATGAACCAATGATTCAGTGCAGCCTATTATTCCTGCCAATTTATCTTGGCTAAGTTTTTTCTCGTGCCTCGCTTCGATAAGCATTGTTATCATTTGATTGTAGTTGTGAGGCAATCTTGTGTTGGTCATGAATTGATTCCAGAACTTTACAAGCTGTTGTATATCTTAGGTCAGTTTTATTATTTATTGTTCGATAGTATGTTGACGTAGGTACTCCTGCTTTTTTAAAAGCAAAGAGTAAATCAACATCTAATGTGTGTGCAGTGGTTTGCAGATGTTTTAAATAAGAATCCATGCTCCACTTATGCAGTAAGAATATTTAGTTTGTCAAATAAAAAGGGGAGTGTTTACACTCACTCCCCTTGCACAATCACTTGAAAAGGAGGAACAAGCTTGTGCTGCCGTGGTTATGTGTACCAGATATGATGTGAGCTTACACACTGTTGATGTTGATAGTGTACCTTGAACCTAATCAACATCTTCGCACTCACGGCTTACGAATCCCAGACCACCACATTTATCACAGTCTTCATTGACTTCTTCCAAAGATGGTGGACTATCTCTACTTATCCATGACTCTGGCTTGTCGTATGTTATTGTTCCAGAGCCATCGCATTCTTTACACTGTTCAGTGTACGTTTCCACTTTCATAATACAACCTCGGTAAGTTTGTTTCTTCCCAAGCTTTTATAGCTCGAGCGACCCATTTGTCTCGATCGAACTCAGGGTTCATTGACTTGAGGTCATCACCCATTCGTTCAATGATTGTTGGTGAGCTAGTGAGTGGCGCAAGTACCTGCGCCACATAGTTTTCTTCTTGTTCAGTCATTTGGATCTCCCAGTCTGACATCAATTTCTTTGTCTGCATTGAAGCAAGTAAACTCAATTGATGTTTGGTTAGTAAAGTAAAAGACAAACTCAGTTACATGTGTGCCATGACTCATTTGCCTTCTGTGGATTTTTACAGACTCAACATTGTGTGAGTCCATATTTAAGATATTGTTTACGATCATGAGAATACCCCATAGTATGTATCAAGTGATGTCCACTCTTTGGAGTTGATAGCTCGACCAACATCACCTTCTCTGTTGAAGCTGGCAATGTGTGGTGTTCGAGCATCTTGTGTGTGAGTAGACCAGTAGGTCAGGCAATTATACAAAGCCCATTTGTTGCTGCCCAACTGGTTCTTTTCTTTGTCCCACAAACCAAGCAATATTTCTAGTTGCTTCTCGTTTGTTTTACTTACACCCGATTGACGTGTGTGAGTTTTACAAACAGTAGCTTTGAGAAAGTTCTCAACATTCCAGTCTTCTATCTTAGTTTCTGTCCATCTCTCCCATTTGTTTTTGTTGGTCATAAATGTTTCGAGACCGATCTGTATTTTATTGGCACTGCCTTTTATGTTAATAGATGTTGTATGCTTGAACTTTGACATAGCTATTGCAAGACCAGAGACCATACCGTTCTTACAAACAAGACGGTGGCCTTCTGCTTTTTGCATGTAGCTCCAAGAACCATCGTAGCTATTCAAGAAATCTACTTTGAAGTTTACTATGTCACCAACTTCCGCAGACTTTTTGTTCTCAATATACAAGTCTCGAAAGTGGACAGTGCCTTTGAGTTTGGCTCCGTTCTCAAAGATTTGTGTATCAATATAAAAGTCTTTGGATACTTGTGACTCAAGCACAGCGTCTTCGATTGAGTTTACTACATCACTATGAAGCACAGGTTTGTAGGCACTCTTGTGTACGCCAAGCACTTCATTGGTATCTGTTCGAACGATCTGCTTGCTGTTTGGAAGCGGCTCGCCAGTGATAGCATTGGGTGTTGGGTGTACTTCGATTGGGAAGTTCCATTCTTCTGTATTTATTGCATCAAACATAATAGTTCTCCTTTCGTTTGATAGAGCTGCATATTTGCAGTTACAATAGATATTGTCAATACTTATTGTTTAGATAACTAACCATATCTTTTATTGCATTGGCTAAACCTATTGCGGTTGGACGATACTGAATTATTTTCATGTCTTCGCCTTCAGAAATGCACGCTATTTCATGTGTGCATATTGGTTCGCCATGATCATCTTTCATCAATGGCGAAACATGTTGTGCAATAGAAAGCTTGTGCTTTCCATGCAGCAACACAATATTATTCAATCCACTTTGACGAAACTTAACTCCGTCAATAATTAACTCACTCATTTTTCATTTCCTTTTTTAAAAATAAAAAAAATAATTTAAAAAAAATTGAAACAAGATAATATGTAGTCTTGTTCCAGATACTAATATAAGTTCGATCCCCGCCCCTGAGGGCGGCAATCAGACCTTACATAAAAAAAGGGGGCGTATGCCCCCTTCTCTTACGCTGCTTTCGCCTGTCTCTTCTTTCTCTTCTGCTCCGCAGCTTCATCCTTGTCATTGGTTCTTCCACTGACATTCGTGCTGTCGCCGACTCCGTCGGTCGTCGGCACATAAGCCTCTTGTCCGAGGCTTATTCCACGAGCCGCTAGCTTGGCAGCTAACTCGTCCTTCTTGACGTCTGTCTCAGTCTCTGAGCCAGAGTCAACAGTCCAAGGTTCAAGCGGCTTGTGGGCGACTCCTGTCGCCACCTCCATCACTGCTGCGATGTTATGATACACTTCATCCTGAACCGCATACTGCGCTTCGAGCCGCTCGACCCAGCCTTCGGCTCTGTCGACGGCTTGCAAGGCTATCTCAGTCCCATCGCATTGTGCAGCGACCAGCTTCAGCTGCGCTGTCGCTCGGTCTAGCTTATGCTTGGTACCTTTGACATAGCCTTGCTTGTTGGTGCGTGTATCATGCATCTGCGCCCATATGTTGTTGGCAAGACCACTGATCATCACCATTTGTGAATAGTACAGATCATTGACCTCCTTGTATGTCCCTGACTCACGATCATATCGTAACCTTGAGTCATAGAACTCAGCACAAATGGTTGCTAACGCTTGCGTTAGCGTGATCTGTGTCTCGCCAGTGTATGCTGCTTGTAAGTCTGTGTTGATCATTTCATGTAGTTCTTTAGTATTCATTGTTTTCTTCCTTATGTTAAATGAATTATATGTCTTTATTGACACTCACCGCCCAACCAATCACTAAAAGGCGAAAGTCAAGTCCTCCGCGACTTGACTTTTGCCTGTGATTGGTAGCGGTTTATCCTATTTCTTGTGTTATTGTATTCATATGAGATTTCTGCTCTGCGATTGAAACCTCATCCAGAATCCAAAATCGCTTTGCAAAGGCTACTGCCTCTGCTTCAGCGATTGCTTCATCAAGCTTAGTGTACACTTCAATGTGTCCACGGCATGTGAAGTACTGCGATGCTTCTTTCAATCTATCGATCTCAATCTTCATCTTGTTGTATTCACATACCTGCTCATGAATACTCTTATCTACATTGTGTTCTGTCATTAAATAGTTCATATCTATATCTCCTTATGATTTATTGAACACCTACAGTTCATCGTTAGGAAACTCATATGTCATGACTTGGTGATGCACGTCATCTAGTATGACGTGACGTCACCAACCGAAGGATACCCAATTCAGAGCCACTTGGCACACGGAACAATAAAACTGTGTCACGCAAGGCGTGACTCACTAACGCTTGTGCCAAGTCCGAATGAATTGGGGAGGTCTTTGACATATGACACTTGTTTCCGCTGATACACTTACGCGCAGTTGACTGGGGTGAATTGCAAGGCAATTCAGGCTGCCAAAAGCGGGAGCGGCAGCCGACCCCTTGCCCCATCGGGGCAAATGGTCATTCCCCATTCACTACACGCAACCCCCGTGTTGCTTTGCGAATCTGCCATTGCATGGCAATGGGAAGACCTACCTTCTGCCTTTCCTGTCAGCCATAGCTGCAGGAAACAGGAAGGTAGAGTCCTGATTCGCAAAAGGGAGGGTAACAACGTGTCAAGCCGTAGAACCCTTGAGTGACGCCACGTCACAACCAGAGTGACGCTACGTTCGGTATTGACAAGACCTTTTGTTTTGGTGCTTTCTGGGGGGGAACTATATGGGGGGGCATCCAAAGTAGAACAATGAATGATATCTTAAATAGAAAATTGACACCAAAACAAGAGGCTCTTGTGGATACACTTGTAGCCTCTGGTTGTTCGGTCACTCAAGCTGCAAAAGAAGCTGGTTACGCTAAAGGAGATTCAGGAAGAGTCAGTGCTTTCAAAGCCTTACGCCAACCGCATGTCCAACAGTACATGATGAGAAGGGTTGGTGAACAGTTGGGAATGAATGCTACAGTGGCTGCTGCAAGGGTAATGCGATTGGCTACAGGAGCTAAGAGTGAGTATGTGCAGCTGGAAGCCAGCAAGGACATACTCGATCGTGCGGGATATAAACCAATCGATCGTTCCCAAGTACAGGTGGCTGGTGATATCAAGGTGTCCATTGATTTAGGCTAACGCCTAATCAATGACCACTAAACGTCTCGTGGCATATGTGTACATCCATCTATAACCCCCATGCCCCCAAAAACTCATACAATGTTCCTGCGAGGGATACCTCACTACCATTTTTTTTCCACAGAGTATTTTGTGCGTTTGAAATAATATTTTTTTCATGTAAGGGTCGATTATGTTTAGATGGATAAAGAGGTTATGGAATGCGGACTCCAGCTTGGCAGAGGAAAGAGGGGCAGAACCCAGAGGGGGGACTAAACGCAAAGGGTCGAGCAAGTTACAAGGGGGGGACGCTAAAGCCTCCAGTAAGGAGCGGAGACAATCCTCGAAGGGCAAGCTTTCTAGCAAGGATGGGGGCAGCAAAGGGTCCCGAAAGAGACGAGAAGGGAAGACCAACCCGTCTTCTTCTCAGCTTAAAAGCGTGGGGAGCCTCAAGCAAAGCGGACGCAAGGGCAAAGGCCAGAGCGATAAGCCGAAGAAACAAAGCTAAGAAAGGAA